CGTGCCGCCCGCGGGTCGCGCCGCTGCGGCCAACCGGCGCTCGGCCGTGGACAGCCTCTCTTCGGTGCGGTTGAGCCATTCGGCCAGGTCGACGGATCGAGCTACGCGCGTCATTCGGTCCCCCCACTCCTCGGGATGATCACGGTGCCGTCCAGCAGTGCGGGCACCATGGTGATCGTCACCGCGTCCAGTTGTCCGGCGTCGACCGCGATCCCGGCGATGCGGACCTGAATGTCGTAGCCGTCCACGAACGCCGGGCCCGGGGGCACGATCAGGCGGCAGTCATCGCCCACCCCGTAGGACCCCAGGATCGGATCCTCGTCCGCGTCCGGGAGTTTGATCTTGACCGACAGGATGATGCCGGACCGGGCCGCCTGCTCCGCCTTGGCTTTCTCGTCCAAGGTCGACTGCACCGACACGTCGGTGAAGCTCAGCGCGTCCTCCAGGCGCGGCCAGCCCGCGCCGTACATGAACGTGGCCTCATAGGTCGACGTCAGCGGGTTGGTGGCGTCGGTCGTGTTGGTCGACATGGCGTCGATGAACGTGGTCGAGCTGGCCCCGTCCTCTTCCCACTGCACGATCTCGCAGTTGACCCCGACGATGAACGTCAAGCGCGAGTTGGCCAGGGTGCGGCCCAACCGCGGATAGCCCACCTCGAACCGGTCGGACCAAATGCCGTTGGCGTAGACGGGGCTCGACTTGATATCCGGCCCGTCGATCACCCCGCACAGGTTGCGGATCATCTCGCCGTAGGACTTGCGGTCGGCCCCGTAGTAGGTGCGGTCCCGACGGCGGCCGGTGATCACGTTGCCGATGGTGGTCACGCCGAGCCCGCCGTAGGGGTCGCGCTGCGGGAGGNCGATCAGCGTGGCCAGAATCGAGGACTGGTCGATCTGGGTAAAGATCATGGTCTGCCGGATCCGGCGCCGGTCCCAGTAAGACATGATCTCGTCGCAACTGATGTCCATCAGGCCNTCGGGGTTCATCGAGCGCTTCCACAGGATCCCCGACCANACCGGGATCTGGCCGCGCAGCACGCCGATCATGACCCGGCCCGGCAGCATCACGTCGACCAGCCCGCCATCGAACGCCGGGATGGTGGCCGAGAGCGGCCCGGCCGCGTTGATCCGGGACTCGTAGGTCAGCCGCGACCACGGGGCGGTGGCCAGGACCTGTTTCGTCTGGACGGCCCGCACGATGAGCGTGGTGGACGTGCCACCGCCGAACCCGGTCACAGCAACGCACTCTGGGTGGTGGCCAGNCAGGTCCCGTTGCCCGACTGCGCGAACAGCCGGATCGTCCAGGTGCCGGGTGGGATGACCGGCCACTGGGCTCCGACGCCGATCAGGTCGCGGCGCTCCACCCCGTTGAGGATCACGTGGTAGTCGCGGGTGACCCGTAGCACGTCGGTGGCGCCGAGCGAGACGTTGATCGGGAACAGGGTCTGGCCGACCACCTCGATGGCCGGGTTGAGCAGCGGCCCGGTCAGCGTGCAGTCCACCGGGGCCGGAACGTTGCCGATGTTGGTCATCTGGGCTTGGCTGACGACCTGACTGGTGGGTGGGTACTGCCAGCCCTTGGGCGCCACGTAGTTGGGGGCACCACTGGCCGCGGTGTAGCCGCGTTTGTAGGTGCGCCCGGTGAGCCGGGCCCCACCGGCGANCAGCGTGGCGGACTGGTAGGCGCCCAGGTANACCCGCGGGTCGGGGCACCAGAACTGGAGGTGGATGTCCCCTAGTCGCCAGTCGTGGCCCATGTCGGTGGGCATCGAAGATCGGCGGAGCTTGCCGTACACCTGTCGCCCGTCGGTGAGTACCAGGCGTTCGGCGTCGCGCCGGGACGGGCCGAGCAGGCGTAGCGCCGCCTGCCGTTTGGCCTCCAGGTCGGCCGGGTCGTCACCTTGGATGCCCAGGGACATGGTGATCACCCGCGGGCCGACCTGATCGGTACCGGTCCATGATCCGTCGATCTGCGGTCGGTCGACGTCGGCGGTCTCGATGGCGGGCAGTTCGTCGATTCCGTCGATCTCGGTCACCGGATAGGCGGTGCCGGGCCCGAACATGAGGTCGCGCCACTGGCCTTGCTGGGTGGATCGCACTAGTACACCCGCGCGGCAACCAGCACCAGATCGAGGAAGTAGACCGCCACCCCGGCCGAGAGCAGGACCAGGCCGTAGGTGGCCACCGGGTGCGGGCGGGACGCCACGAACGCGGCCCCGGCGGCCAGCAGGAACGCCAGGATCAACAGCACGACGTGTAGCGGGTTCATGATCTCCTCCTAGGCACTGACCAGCCCACCGATCTTGCTGGCCCACTTGATCTGATCGACGACGTCTTCGGGTCGCAGTTGCGTCCCGAACGATCTAGCGTCGATGTTCGTAATCCCCCCGGCGGGGGCGTACATCCGCTCCGCCTTGTCGGTCGGGTCGCCGCGGAACCCGGCCGCGTACAGCGCATCCGTGGCCCCCTTGGGCAGGTTGCCGACGTTGACCCCGATGCGCCCGCCGGTGCCCCGGGAGAACAGTTGATCGATGTTCTGGAGGCCGGGCAGGGCCCGCATGATGGCGGGCACCGCGTTGGACCAGTTCTCGACCGCGCCGCCGACCTGTTTGGCCTTGTCGACCAGGCCGGGCGCCACCTTGGCCAGCGCATTGAGGTAGCCCGCCTCGCCCTTTTTGAAGATCTTTCCCTTGACCATGATCTCGTCGTAGAACCCGGCCGCCACCTTGGACCCGTCCTCGGCGACCTGGCCCAGCTCCGAGGTGTGCTGTTGCACCATGCTCAACACCTTGTCCAGGGTGGATTGGATCTTGGGGATCCAGGTCTCCAGGCCCTGGTCGAGCCCTTGCATGATGAACTCGCCCATCTCGTGCATCAGGCTCGACGGGGAGTGGATGCCCAGCGCCGACTTCACGCTGTTGATGATCTCCAGGATCTTGCTCAGGGTGGCGTCGACCTGCGGGAGTAGCGCCTGCATCCCGTTGATCAAGCCCTGCATGGTCTGGTCGCCGATCTCGGCCATGACCCTGGACGGGGAGGAGATGCCCAGCGCCTTGCGCACCGGGCCGGGGATGAGGTTGGTCAGATAGGTGACGATCTCCTGGCCGCGCGCTTGCAGCCCGCGCAGCAACCCGCCGATGATGTCCTGTCCCATTTGGACCATCTGGGAGGGCAGGTTGACCAGGGAGTTGATGATGTCGCGGCCCATCTTGATCGCCGCGTTCACCACCTGTTCGATGGGCTGACGGATGCCCGGGGGCAGCGCCTCCCACGCCGCGATGACCTTGTCCCGCAACATCCCGACGAACGGGGCCAGCGCCGACTGCACCTTGCCGACCAGCGCGCCACCCTCGGTGACCAGGGTGTTGATCGCCGCTACCGACCCGTCACGGGTGCGGTTCCACGCCGTGATCACCTGGGCCTGCAAGATCCCGAAGTAGTTCGAGAGCCCGGCCTGGGCCTTGCCCGGCAGTTCGTTGACCTTGCTCCCGAACGTGTCCATGTCGGTACCGGCTTGGACCAGGGAGTCTTTCATCTTGGTTCCCCAGTTGCCGATATCGGTACCGGCTTGGACCAGGGAAACTCGCATCTTCTCGATCCACGAGTTGACCGCGGACCCGAACGCCTCAAGATCATGCACGGCTTGCATGAACGAGGTACCGACCTTGCTCGCCCACGCCTCGATGGCCGGACCGCACCAGTCGACGAACTCCTTGAGCTTGGCGAACAGCTTGTCGACGATGGCCCGGAACGTCTCGCTGTGGTTGTAGGCGTAGATGATCCCGGCGGCCAGCGCGGCGACCACGGCGATCACCACGCCGATCGGGTTGGCCGCCATCGCCGCGTTCAGGGCCCACCAGGCGGTCCGTAGGGCGTTCAGGATGTTGACGATGGACATCCACGCGAGCTGTGCGGCCATCGCCGCGTTAAAGGCGATCGTCCGGGCGTTCAAGATCAGCAGACGGCGGCCAGGCCCACCAACAGCTCTTTGTACTGCCCCACCCAGGTGATCACCCTGCCGATCACGTCGATGAACGCGGTAACCCCGGTGATCACTTGGTTGAGCGCGTTCAGCACGACCAGATAGGCCGGGGCCAGTTTCTCCCCCAGCGCGGCTTGAGCGTTCTCCGTCTCGGCCGACACTCGCTTCTGCGAGTTGGCCACGCTGTCCCCGGTGCGGGCGAAGTCGCCCTGCGCCTGCCCGGTCTGCTCCAAGATCAACTGGCGGGTCGCCATGACCTCGTCGCCCTTGGTGATCTCGTCCTTGGTCGCGGCCAAGCCCATCTGGAGGGCCTTCTGGTTGACCATCTCCTTGTTGATCAACACGCCGTAGCGCTCGATGGGGTCGTACTCCCCGCGGAACGCCGCCCCCAGCGCCTGTACCGCCTCGTCCGGGGTGGTCCCGGAGAACGAGGCCATATCGCCCGCGAGCCCGGTCATCTGGGTGGAGAAATCGGCCAGCGGCTTGCCGGTCAGTTCGGCCGCCTTGCCGAAGGTGCCGAACGTGTTGGCCGCCTCCAGGGCCGCCCGCTTGCTCAGCCCGAACGACTTGTCGGCCGAGGTGGCGAAGTTCTCGACCTCCCCGGCGAAGTCACCGAACTTGATCCCGGTAACGCTGGTCGCGTCTTCGAGCTGAGCGAACGCATCGATCGAGCCGGACACGAACGTCAGGACCTTTTCGCCCGCCGCCGCCAGTAGCCCCCCGGCCATCGAGCCCACCGCGGTGCCCAGCGCCGAGCCGATGGCCGCGCCGCGCGAGGATGCCTCGCCCTGGGCCCGGTTCAGCTCGGACATGTCCAGTCGGATGCGTCCGACCAGATCGGGCAGCAGCGCCACTCAGCTCACCCCACGCCCGGGGCGGACATCGGCGGAGCGTTTACACGCGCCCTCGGTCGGCTGCGCTCCAGAGACTGGGACACCGCCATCAGCCACCCGGCCCCGCCCTGTGTAGACGCGCGTTGCGCCGGGACGACCGGTTGCCGGGCCGAGCCCTCCTCGGTGCGCTCGCGGTGCAGCTCGGCCAGGGTCTGCAACTGGCGGGGCGTCATTTCTTCCCACTCTTTTTGCGACCGACCGAGGACGACGATGGCGATGTAATACCAGCGGGCGAACGGGATGCGGACCGGCGCTCCGCCCGGTTCGGCGTCGGCCCGCTCATTTCCCCCGCCATGGCCTTCTCCCCCAGCTCACCGAACGCGTCGGTGAACGCCGCGGTGAACGCGGTCACGATGGTGTCCAGGTCGGCCGGGCGGATCCCGGTGGCGATGGCCTTGCGGGCGGTGGGGTTGTCGTCGAACTCGTGCAGCAGACCGGCATGGATGATGTCGATCAAGAGTTTGACCACCGGGCGATCGAGCATCACCTGACCCTCGTCGTTGGTGATCATGCTTTGCATCTCGGCGACGGAGCCGAACTGGGTTTCGATCTTCTCCAGGCTCAGCATCGTGTAGATCAGTTCGTACTTGTCGTCGCCGATGGTGATCCACTGGCCGGATCCGTTGCCGGTGCCGGGCATGCGGCACATCCTCTCTAGATCAGTGCATTCGGCGCGTCGGGTTGCGGCGGCCGTTTACACGGTGAGGGGAGCGGACGCCACGGGGAGCCGCGCCCTCAGGGGTGCCATCGGGAAAGGATCAGGTCGAGCTGTCCGGCGTCCAGGGCGCCGGGGGCGTGTAGGTGTCCATGATGATCACGTCCAGCCACGGGGAGGTCCCGGTGGGCGGGTTGACGTTCATCTCCGCGGTCACCATCTGGTAGTCCTCTTCGGCCGCGCCGATCTCCGGGGACGACGACAGTGAGCACTTGCTCATCACGAACGCCACCGCCCCGCCGGGCGCGTCGGCCGCCGCGGAGATGGCGCGCATGCCGAACGGCTTGGGGAACGCCGAGGAGAGCAGCGCCCACCCGGTACCGGCATAGGCCGAGGTGGCGCCCGCGGTCCGGGTGCCCACCGTGCCGCCGAGCATCACGGC